CTGCGCTGCACCCGATGCTCGCCATGCGCGAACTCGGTCGGATCGAAGTAGGACTAGACGCTGCACCCAACGGCTCGGCGTCTCCTCCCGTCACAAGTCAGGCACAGCCCCCTATACGGCCGGTAGGGAGTAGTAGTGCGAGAACCGTAGCGAGCCATCGCTCACCTTCTGATATCAACTCCGTTGCGGAGTGGGAGAGTGTGCGAAAGCAGCTACTTCATGAACGGTAATTTGACTTTTGACATGAGGACGAACCAATGGCGAACACATTTCTGACCGATGACATGATTACGCTGGAGGCGTTGAGGATTTTTAAGAATAACCTCGCCGCCGCAAACCATTGCGACCGGAAATTCGAGGGTCTCTTTGGGCAAAAGGATGGGCTGAGTAACACCAGCTCTTCGATTCGTATCCGTAAGCCGAATCAGTACACGGTTCGCACCGGGGCGACATTCTCGGCGCAGAACATTACGGATGATAGCGTCACGCTGACGATTGGCACACAGATTGGTGTGGATACGTCACTGACATCTGCGTCGATGGCCTTGTCGTTGTCGAGTTTCAGCGATCAGATTATCAAACCGCAGATTACGTTGCTTGCAAACAAGGTGGATAACACCATCATGAGCGAGGCGTTCAATAGCGTCTACAACTCTGTTGGAACCCCAGGCACCACGCCAACGGCGCTTTCGACGTATCTCGACGCACAAGCCAAACTGGACGAATACGCCTGTCCACGTGATGGAGATCGAGCCGTCGTGATTGGTCCGCAGATGCAGGCCAACGTGGTCGATGCCCTGAAGGGGTTGTTCCAGACCTCGGGGAAGATTGCGAGCCAGTACGATTCAGGCGAGATGGGCAAAGCGGTTGGCATGACGTGGCAGATGGATCAGAACACCACGGCACGCACCTCAGGAGCCTTGGGAGGCACGCCGCTCATTGATGGCACGATTGCCAGTGGGGCCACCTCAATCACGACCGACGGATGGACCGCGTCAACACTCGTGGTTGCTGAAGGTGACGTATTCACACTGGCAGATGTCTATTCGGTGAATCCAGTCGGGAAGACGAGCACTGGCGTTCTCCAGCAGTTTGTGGTTACGGCTGCCGGAACCTCTGATGGGAGTGGCGATCTGACGGTTTCGATCTCTCCCTCCATCATCACCAGTGGGGCGACACAAACCGTTAGCGCTGTCCCTGCTGATAATGCGGCGCTTACCTTTGCGTCTGCCGCATCAACCTCATCGGCCCAGGGGATGCTCTGGCACAAGAGCGCGATTGCGCTGGCGTTTGCAGAACTCCAGAAGCCGCAAGGTGTTGATCAGGCGTCAGTGAAAACTGACAAGCAGATCGGGATCTCGATGCGGTTTGCCAGAGTCTGGGACGTCGATACGGATGTCTTTAAGTCGAGGTTCGATGTGCTCTTCGGCTATAAAGTCGTGCGTCCCGAGTGGATCTGTCGTATTCAATCAGGCGCTGCGTAAGTCCTTGATGAAGACCCCTCTATGGCCGCTTGGGTCATAGGGGGGACTCTTCGTTTCTGTTCAATGCGTCAGCCTCTGAGGAGATTACGATGGCAGTTCCGACACCAGCCGCCTATAACAAATGGGTGGCTATTACAAAAAGCGACACGATTAACATTGGAGAAATCACGGCCGATGATGGAAACGCCCTTCTGCCGATGGCGGTATATGTGGGCGGGGCCGGAAACGTCGTGGCCGTCGCGTCTAATGGTGCCACCGCAACATTTACGGCTGTTGCGGGATCGACGCTGTTGATTCGACCGAAACGGATCAATAGCACCTCGACGACCGCCTCTGCGATGGTGGCTCTGTATCAGGAGTAGTTGATGGCGACCATTGGGGACGTCATTACCGAGTCACTTCAAGACCTCGGTCTCATTGCGGCAACGGAAACGCCGACGTCTGAGGATAGTGCTCTCGCCTTGTCGCGAGTCAATTCTTGGATTGATGGACTCGCCACGCAAGGATTGACGGTTTATACCAGTGCGCGGACGACCTGGACGCTCGTCTCTGGAACGACCTCCTATACCGTCGGTCCAACGGGCACGATTACGTGTAGCCGACCGGTGAATCCGGGAGACATTCTCAATATCGGCTACGAAGATACGAGTGTGAGTCCAGCGCAGGAATATCTGATCGGTCCGCCTCTTACCCAAGATCAATATGCCAGGCTGACGCCGAAGACGCAGACGGCGACGTATCCTCAGTATTATTACTACAATCCGACCTTCGCCGGGACGGCGTCATTAGGAACCCTCAGCCCGTGGCCGGTGACGACCGGGTCGAGTCTCTTGGGTGTCATTTACACCCCCACGCCCGTCTCGGAGTTTAGTGCGCTAACAGACGTGGTCCTCCTCCCACCCGGCTATCGTCGGTTTTACCGGACGGCGTTAGCCCTTGAGTTGGCCCCGAGTTTTTCGGTGATGCCGTCGGATTCTCTTGAGCGCATTGCATTAGACGCAGAAACGAACGTGAAACGAAGCAATGTGCGTCTCTCGGACCTCTCGGTAGGTAATGTGGCTTGGATCAGTGGGTCCACGACGGGCACCTTGGGTCAATCGAGATTCGATACGGGGAACTTCTAGTGGCCCTGTATCCCAATTTCCTTGGTCCGTCCTATGTGGCGCAGAGCCCGATAGCCGATGGGGAACACACCATGAACTGGTATGCGGAACCAGCGCAGGCTCCCGGTCAATCTGGTCCGATGGCGCTCTATCCCACACCAGGGGTGACGAGTTTGGTGACCGCTGACGATGCGCCTGGTCGTGCCATGATTGCGGTCAAGGATCGCACGTTCTGCGTGATGGGCCGCACGCTCTATGAGATTTCTAGCACCTATGTATTGACCTCAAGAAATCCGTCTACACCGATGGTGAATGACGGAAAGCCCGCGACGATCTCATGGAATGGAGATGGCGGGGATGAGTTGTTTATCACCTCTGGGAATTTTGGCTACATTTTCACATTAAGCACAAACGCCTTCGCCCAGGTGCGTGATCCTGACGTCGATGGCGGTACCACAATGGGCGCTCAACTCGATGGATATTTCATTGCTTTAGATACGTCGACCAGCACGATCTACCTGAGCGATCTCCTGGATGGCACCACCTGGGATGCGACCCAGTTCCAGCAGCGGTCGATTGAATCCGACCCGTGGGTGTCGATAGCGGTCTTGAACCGACAGCTCTGGCTCTTAGGGAGCCTGACGAGTGAGGTGTGGTTCGACAGCGGTGCCACGCCGTTCCCCTTCGTGCCCCATCCATCTGGACTTGTGCTCTATGGATGCGCGGCCCCGTATTCGACGGTGGTGACAGGTGAGTCGCTAATCTGGCTCGCCGCGACGAAAGATGGCATTGGTCAGGTCGTGCAGACAAGTGACTTCACGCCTGATGTCGTCAGCAGCTTTGCGGTGTCTACGGCATTGTCAGGGTATAGCACGATCGACAATGCCATTGGCGACAGTTATTCAGAGATTGGGCATACCTTTTACGTTTTGAGCTTTCCGACGGAACAGAAAACCTGGTCCTTTGATGTCACGCCGAATATGACCCTTGCCTCACCACTGCGGTGGGCGCAGCGAGGGACATGGATCAGCGAAGACAATGTCTACGAAGCGTGGCATCCGTGTTACAGCACGTATCAGAACGACGAACTCTTAATTCTTGACCGAACGAGTGCGGTAATCTATCGGCTCTCTCATGCGGTGGGGACTGGGGTGGATGGCCGTGCGATTCGTCGCGTGCGTCGAGCGCCGGCCCTCTTTCAAGAAAACGAGATGTTGCGTGTGAGTGCCTTTGAACTCTTTCTTGAGCCAGGACTTGGGACGAATACGGGTCAAGGCAGCGATCCGCAAGTCGCGCTTCGTGTCAGTGGAGACGGTGGGAAAACGTTTGGGAATGAACGCCTCGCCGGGGCCGGTGCTATCGGGACGTATGGCACAAGAACGCGGTGGCTTCGTTGCGGAAGCGGACGACACTGGATGCCGGAAGTCGTGGTGACTGATCCGATTCCGTGGCGTCTCTTGGGGGCGTCTGTATCGGTGCGAGAAGACTTAACGCGGTCCAGTCGAGGCGCACAGTAATGGCGATTACCATTGCGCCCTTCCCACTTCGGACGGCTGTCACGGAAGAGGCCACCCGCATCTTGACTCGTCCGTGGGTGGCATGGTTTACGGAACTCGTGCAAAAGGTCGATAGCGATCCCCCGGTGGTCTCGTCGGTCTCACTGACCGGGAAATCAGCCTCGCTGACCACGACGACGTTTCCGAGGGCGATCGCCGCGACGGGAGTGTATCGGATTGGGCATTTTGCACGGATTACCACGGCGGCCACGACGAG